AGGCCAGCGCCTCAACCCGTGCCTCGCGGGCAAGGTCAGCCCGCTGTGCGTCGCTGGCGTTGGGCATGTCGGCCAGTGCCCGCACAACCCGCCGCTGTGCGACGTGTTCCGCATGGCGGAAAGCGTCGCTGTCCGCGCCAAGAACGTGGAGCCAGTGCTCCGTTTCCTTACCATCCAGTGAACGGAGCGGCACCTTGATCCCGGTGTTGGCCGCTCCGCGTGTAAAGAATTCCTTCATGCGAGGTCGCGCTCAATGGTGATGGTTGACTCCTCGGTGGCGTCGTAGGCCGCCTGAAACGGCAGGGTGAGCGTGATGGCGCCCTGTTGCGTGGCGTCCGGCTGGCCGCCGGTGAACTTGATGCGGGGCAGAACGAAGCGGTAGAAGCTGCCGTCTGAGTGCTCGGCGGTGACCACAAGCTCCACGTCCGAACCGTCCAGGAACGCGTTCAGCAGCGTGGCGCTTTCAAAGTAGGCCACCAACTGCCCCGTGACGTTGAGCCTGCCCTTGGCCGGCTGCTCGGTGAACGCGCTGCCCACAACCGGACGGGGCGTGTAACCGTTTTCAATGGTGAAGCTGACCTCGGACACAGGCGCCGAGGTGCCGTCAACGGTGATGCCGCCGACCGTGCCGGTGAACGGGATTTCCACGTCCAGCGGCTCAGCGTAGGTTGACCCCGACGGGGCGGAGCCGCCGATGTCCCCGGCTTCCCGGCACAGCAGCCCGAAACCGAGCATCGTAATCCCCTGCCCGATGTTGACCGCCAGCGAGTTGATCACCGCCCCGTTAATGGTCTGGAACAGGGAAGTGTCACGGAACCGGCGGAGCAGCGAAAAGCTCGCGAAGGTGTAGCCCACGCGGCAGCGGTCCGTTGAGTTGGCAATGGTAACGGCGTCGCCGGCTGGCTCGTTCACCAGCGTCAGGCCGCTGATAACAATCTTGGAGGCGGTGGCGCTTACGATCACCCCGGTGCCGTTGTTGGACGTGCTGCCGGTGATGGTAATGGTGTCACCCGGCCGGTAAGTCGGGAACTCGCCGGCGGAGTCGTTCAAGCTGTTGTCCGCCGCCGCGAAGGAAATGGTGGTGATCGCAGCGTAGTCCGCGATCGGGCTGAACGTGGACCGCATGGCGGCGGCAATGAAATCGTCCGAGTTCTGCTTGCTGAACTCGCACTGGATGTCACCGCCCGCGTTGTGCCGGCCGATCACCGTGTCGGTGACCTGTTGGTGCTCAGCCAGCTCGTCCGAAATCAGGACCTCGGGCGTGCCGGCAATGGTGGTTGAGTTGTGGCGGACACGACGCCACGCCGGGTTCGCCGGTGTGGTTCCATACGTGACCTCGGCCACCTTGTAGAGTTCGGCTCTTGCCGCCTCGGTAGTTGCGCTCATGTTCGTTGTTCCCTAGCTGTCCAGCGTATGTTGACCGACACCCGGTAAAAGCCGTCAACCACTCGGCCGACGGTCCGTTCGCAGGACCAGACGCGGACTTGCTGGCCTGAGCCAGAATGCGTGATGATTTGACCCGCTGTAAAGGCCGCCCGCGCTGAGGCGTAGAATGACGCGGCGTCGGCATCCCCGGTCCCCAGCGTGCCGTTCCAATCAAGTTGCAAGACCCCGGTGTGCTCGTCCTCCCCAGCGTTACCAAGCGTCACCACCTCCACCCCGGCCGGCATGAAGGTGAACTTGACCCACGGCGCGGACGGCACGTCCAACGGTATGTTCTCGTATGCCGTGGACGTGGTGGGAAACGCGGTCTTGTAGGCGGCAACGAGTGCCTTGCGTGCGTTTGACAGGCTCATGGCGTTCCTTTCCGGTTCTGGCTGGCAATGAGGGCGCGGAGCCGAACCACGTTGCGGCGCACCATGCCCTCCGGTGCCTTAGTATGGCTCCAACCGTCAAACTCAATTCGTGCGGCGTAGGGGAGCGAGTTGGTGAGCCACAGCGTTTCGCCAAACTTGGACTTGGCAACCCCGTCGCTGATCAGCTGGAGCGTCATCTGCCCCGCGGGGTCTGTTTGTTCTGTGGCCACAAACACGGGCGCCACACGGCTCAGCGTCCAGTTGGCGCGAAGCCGGCCGGTGTCAACCGGCGTGTCCATCACCACCGAGCTGAGGAGCTTGATGGTAACCGCCCGGCGCACGGCGTCAGCGTGGTCCATTGACCGCACGGTAAAACGGTCCAGCGTTGCGGCAAAGCTGCCGGCGGGCTGGAGCTTGGTCCTCATACGGCAGCGGCTCCGAACTTCTGGACCAGCATGGTTGAGCCGTCCGGCTTGACGGTGGTGGCGCCGCTGACACGGTAGGTCTCGCCGTCCCATGGCAAGGTGTCCCCATCCTGGACCGCTGAGCCGGCCGCCGGCTGGCATATAAAGAAACGGAGCTTGCCTCGGACGTAAAGCTCACGCATCCGGTCGTCAAAGGCTTCCACGGTGCCACCGCTGGCCGGCACGCTGAGCAGGGTGACGCTGAAGGTCGTGCTGCCGGTGCCCGTTAGACCATCGCCGTCGGTGTTGGCGCTGCCGGTTGTCCGCGTCACCGTGGCGGTTGTGCCGAACTGTGCGAGCAGGCGGAGCGCGGTGGCCGCCGTTGCCGCATAGTCGAAGGTTGCCATGGTTACAACCTCCGAAGGGTCAGCGCCCCGGCATTGGCCAACAGCGGCTCCAGCAGCGCCAAGGCCACGTTAAAGACCGGCGACACGGTGCCTGAGCCCGTGGCGCCATAGGTAACTGACACGGCGCCCTGAACGGACTCTGAGAGCACCTCGCGCCCGGTGCCGTTGGGCTGAAGCGCCGCTCCAAGGTTGTGCCGGTCCATTGCAAGCCGGCACTGTGCGTCCTTGAGCAACTGCGGGATCTCGTCCTGGTCCAGGACGTCGTCGTGCAACCATACGTTGCTCCGCGGCCACTCAAGAGGCTGGTCCTGCAAATAGCGGCGCTCCCCTTGGAAGTTCAGCCGCTCAATCAGGTCCATGGCCTCAATCATGTAAGCCTCGACCGTTGAGTCGGACACGGGCAGCGTGACACCGCGCTTGAGCGCGTAGGCGCGAGCCTCCGCGATTGTGGCATACGTGTCAGCGTTGGCCACATTGCTTCCGTCCTCAACGGTCAAGGCCATAGGTCAGTCTTTCTTGGCGGCCTTTTCGGCTGCCTTGTCCGCGGCCTTTTCGGCCTTGGTCTGCTTCACCACCTGCCAACCGTTCGCTTCCATGGTGCTCACGGAAATGGGGTTGACGTCCGCCTCCGCCCCGTTCTTTGTCATCTTGACGGGATTGGGGTTGGTGTTTACGGGCTCAGGATTCATGGTGTTATTAAAAGTCCAGCGTCCAGTGTAGGTCGCCGGCCGGGCACTGGACAACCCGGCCGGCGCCTATGCGATTCCCACCTCACCCGAGGAGGACACCAACAAAGTCCGGCTTCCACACCTTGTAGCCGTAAAGGACCGTGACGCTGAGCATCATCTTCTTGAAGCCCTTGTAGAGCTTGACCTCAAACGGGATGCCGCTGACCGGGTCCTGGACAATCATAGTGTCCACGGCAATGTCACCGCCCGGAGGATCGGCGTAGGGGCGAACGGCCAGCTCAACGGCGGCCTGATGGAAGAACACATTGCCGGTGTAGCTGTTGCCGGTGGTGGCCGCGACGCCGTCCGCCAGCGTGGCGCGAAGGCCGTTCTTGTTCAGAACGATGTCCTTGTCGCCGTTGCCGGCGGCGCCGGTGCCGATGACATACTTGTTGGAGTCGCCGGTGAACGTGATGATGTCGCCGGCCACATGGGTTCCGGTGCCGGTGTCCAAGTGGAGCGTGGTGTCGCCGACGGCATAGCCGGCCAGCAGGTCCACGAGGTAGTCGGCCGCCGTGCCCTTGGTGTGGCTGGCGATGCCGGCGCTTTCCTTCATCATGAACCCTTGCATCTGAAGCAAGGTGCCCCGGCGGATCAGCTCGTCGGTGCCCGCCTCGTTGACCTTCTGCAGATTGGTCAGGTTGCGGAAGTTGACACCGGCAGTGGTGTCCATCAGCATGGTCCACCGGCCGTCGTTGGGGGCGCCGTTGTCCACAAGGATCTTGCGGGCTTCGGCGATGACGTTGGCGTTGCTGCCGAACGGCGTGGTCCCGGCCGCACCAACGGCACGCGAGGCGCCCTTGTAAATGGCCGAGCACAGCGCGGACTCGATGGTGTTGGTAATGGCGCGGAATGCCTGTGCGAGCTGGTCGCCGTAAACGGTCTGGAACAGGCCGGGGCGCACACCTTCCAGCGTGCGGATTTCCTCGCCGGTCCACGGGATCATGACGTTGGCAACGCTGTCCAGCGTCACCGTCTCGCGGTCAACCGTCTGATCCGTGCCTTCAGGCACCGTCATGGACGGGGTGATGGACGACGCAACGCTAGGCTTGCGCGTGTAGGTGGCGGCAACGGTCGCGCCCTTGGCGGCGGCCTCAAGGCCAGCGTTGACGGTGACGGATGGAATGGCTCCAACCTGTTCGCGACCGACAATGTCGGCCGCCTTGTAGATGTCACGGGTAATGCCCGTCAGTGTGTTCATTGCGTGCTGCTGTTAGATGTGAGTGATTGTTACTCGGTAACAGAGCCGCCGTCCTGGATGAACGCGTGGCGGTCGTTAGGCGTCAGCGCGTCGAAGTCCGTTCGACTGATCTGCTTCCCGTTAGTGGCACCGCCACCGCTTCGGCCTCCGGAAGCACCGCTTCCTGAGCCCTTGCTGCCGATGAGAATGGGGGCGAATTCCTTGTTGTCAAGGATTTCCTTTTCGAGGTCAGCAACCGTAAGCGCGGACAACTGCCCGTTGGCATCAAGCACGCGGGTCACAAACTCGCCGTCCTTTTCCTCCAGCCTGAGCCGGTTGCGAATGATGGGTCCGAGCAGCTTGGGAGCGGTCGATATCTTGGTGGCGATGGCGGTGGCCGTGCTTTCCAGCGTTACCTTCTCCAACCCGCCGCGCACCTTGGTCAGCTCCGCGGTGAGCTCGTTTTCGCGCTTGGTCAGCTTGCCCTTCCAGCTCGCCTCCAGCTTGTCCACGTCGCCCTTGGGGATGGCGCCCTTGAGCAGCCCGTCGCGCTCCTCGGTAAGCGTTGCCAGCTCGTCACTGAGCTGTTTGACCTTTGCCTCAGCTTCCTTGCGCTGCTGCTTTTCGTGGTCCTTGGCGCTTTTCAGCGCCGACGTGTCCTCAATGCCTTCGACTTCCAGCTTAAAGCCGCCGTCGGAGTCCTTGGTGTAAAGTTTGGCGACCTCCTCAGCGAGACCGTCCAGTGATTTGATTTTGAACTTGAGTGCCATAGCGGGCGGCATCATTTCCCGGCGCCCGTGGAATGCACAAGAGCAGACAAGAACAACTCACAGGCCGGCACGCTCAAAGGCCAGCGGTTCGCGCCGGCGCATTTCCTCCAGCGTCGTCGGCTTAAAGTTGCGGTCAAGCTGGAGGGAAGCAAACTCGTCGGCACTTAGGCCGCCCTTGCGGAACAGCTCCCCGCGTGTGGGACCGAGCACCGAGTCCTGAAACTTTGCCGGCTGAGTGCTCATCCAGTCGTAGTAGGAAAGCTCCGCCGGAACGTAACCGTCTTTGGACGACCGCGTCGCCCCGGTGTCCAGGAAGCCGAGACCCAGCTTGGGGTCAAGCTCGGCAACCGTTGTGGACCGGCAGTTGATGTGGACCGGCGGCACCGGTCCCTTCCCTACCTCAAACACCTGCCCGTCAAGGGACCGGCAGACCGCCGTCGTCCTGCTGTCCAAGGTGGCGACGAAGCGATAACCGGCCACAACGTCGCGGTTCGCCTCCCACACCGCCTGTCTGCCGGCGCTGGCAACGTGCTGAACGCTGGTCCGGGCAACCGCCTCGGCTTCGCGCCTGCTGACCTCGAGCAGCCCGTCGCGGTAGTTGGCCGCCTTGGTGCCACGGATGGCGCGTGTCAGCTGGTCCACGGTTTCGCCGCGTGCGTAGCCCTGTGCGATGCGCTGGGTGACCCGGCGGGGCACGTTGGCGAGCCACTGCTCCACAAACTCCTGCGGCAGGGCGCCGGTCGCGCTGAGCGGTGTGGCCATGGCAGCCGCCGCGACACCTGTGGCC